GGCTAACCCTCTTGTCACTGCGTATTTGATTCCTCCTGTGAATCCAGGAGCGACTAAATGTTTTATTGCCATTAGCTTGCACGAGTTCTGCTAGTTGGATTACTTGCGTCGTTAATCGTCCATGTCATGGCTGTCGTGCTGCCATCAAGCTTCTTGCCTGTGATCGTGGTGCTACTGATAGCGAACTCACCAACCGCACAGTAAATCATGTACAGCAGTTGTGCTGGCGTAGCAGCTGCTCCGTCAGAGGCGTAGCTCTCTGTCTGAGCCGTTGTCCACATTGCGTCCATTTCCGCTTTGGTCGGTGGATCGTAGGCATTCAATGCGTCTGTGCATTCGGACTGAACTTCAGCGTCCCATGAACTGTTCCACGGAACTGCCGTCAAGCCTGCACCTGCTGAGCCGATTTCAGCCGTGTCAGTTAGGATGTCAGCCACGTATTTGCCGAATGTACCTGAGCTAGCATGACCACTAGCAGCTTCATCCCAGACGGCATCAGCGATGTCGGCAGCACTAGCACCGCCTCCACCACCAGTGGTCCAAGCGGAATCACCTCTATCTCTGAGAGCCTGCAAGCTGTCAGTCGTGTTCACGAAGTCATCCCAGTCGGCTGTTGATTCTTTACTGACAAGCCGTGCAATGATTGAGTTGTCGGTCACATCTGATCCAGCTACCGAAGCCGACACAAGGTGATCGAGTCCATAGGTTTCAATTGCTGCATCACACGCTGCGTTTATCTGATCGGTTGCGTCGCTACCTTCGATGCTAGCCACATCGACCCTAGCATTGCTGTCGAAAGCACTAGCACTGGCAGCAAACAGGGCATCATATATCGCTTCCTCCAACACGTAGAAGGTTTTGAATACGGGCAATGCTCCTGACTCATGGCACGCTACTAGCAGCTCACCACATGTGTTTGTGTCTGTGGTATCAAGCACAACGATGTAGTAGCCGATTTCATCGTGCGATGAGCCTGAGCTTTCGTTCTTCTGAGCGAAGTTTCCACCTGCTTTGGATAAGCGAATATCTGCCTGGCTAATCGTTAAACCAGTTTCGGCAGTCTTGCCGTCAGTCTCGTCGAGAAACGGACCAAAGCGAAATGTATAGGCTGTTGATTGCTTTAGGAACATTAGGCTCGCATCTGTCTGTAAGTGTTAAGTGCAACTGGCACAGCGTCTGAGCCACCGCTGGAAGCGTCAGGTGTTTCTAAGTACACCTGTGTGACTTTCATCTCATCTCCTGCTCCCATGCCACCGCCTGAGCCAGCGAGCATGGTGATTCGCATCTTCAAGTCAGTCCAATCACTAATACCGCTGGTATCGCTGATTGTGTATGAGTAAGCAGTCCAACTACTGGTGTTTACACTTGAATTCGTTGTTGTTGCCTTTACTGAGCTTCCCTGAAGCAGTTCAAGCTTCAGATCAGGTGGATCGCCAGTCCAGGCGTTGTCTGAGGTTAATGCCTTGTATTTGATGTATGAGTTCCCAGAATCAGGAGCAGACACATCACTCAGTCGCACAATGCAGGCTTCACTGCTGCCGTTGTCACTGACCTTGATGTACGTTGTGTCATCATCAGCACTGGACTCGTCAATGCTCGTGTACAGCGTCGAACCACCAGACTTGTCCGTCCAGTTGCCGTCTGTATCATCTGCATCAGGGCGTGCAAACTGAGCCACTAATAGCCTCGCTTCATCTTTCTGCCAGACTTCTTAGCAGCACGCTTCGCAGCGGCTTTGCCCTTCTTTGTGTATGGATACTTCTTCTTACCAACCTTCGGCATCTTCTTGTCCTTGTTGTACGTAATAGGGACTCTTGCAGTCGCTGCATTGCACCATCTCTGGATACAACACCCACCACTCAGCTTCTGCTAAGCGGTCACGCTGCTCTTGCGACAAATGTTCGTTTTCTAACTGAATTCCTCGAACCCATTGTTCACGTCCACATTCTGGGCAGTCCCATCGCCAAGCGGCGTGTAGTTCCACTGTTTCAACCATTGTGACTCCTGTTCTTGTATCAAAACCTCTGCGTCATCGTGCGGAATCCACCCGTTTCTAAGGAGTGTCTGCACAACCGTCCTGAACGCCATTTGTGCGGCCTGATGTGCGCCTACGTAGTGTTCTGTGCGATACCCGACAAGTGCTTCCTCGATCGCACTGACGGCGTGTCTGACGGCTTTGAGGTTTTGGACTTTCATTTTTCTGTGCGCGGGGCTTAGGGACTATATACGTGGGACTCCAGTGGTGGGGTGGGGGATTTGGTTCAATTTTAAGAACCACACCAAAACACCAGGGAAACCGACAAAACACTGTATGTGTAGCGTTTCAATCCGTCCCGTTGGGAACTTGGTAGGATCTCCCTGGTAAGCTCTGCTCTTGCTCTGTCCCCAAATGGGAAGCACGAGACAGACACACCAACGACTAACACTCTGGCTCGCTCGTTGTCCTGTGTCTTTATATTGTACGCACACTGTCAACGCCTCAATCATTGATAACCATTGATATTGAGTATTTAGGAAAATAAACAAAAATATTCCCAAATGGGGATAATAGCTGTTGACATTGTCTTTATGTTCCGATATCTTGGTGGTCCCCAAGTGGGGACAGACGAAACGTTTTTAACACGATCTCAGAAAGGATCAAACACAATGACTACCACACCAAAAGCAGCACGAAGCATTGAACGCAAACTAGCCCAGCATGTCATCGCCGAGATGACACCAGAGCAGACACGAAAGTTTGCCGAGTCCATGCTGGTTAACTTGTACGAGAGAAAGCGAGAGGCGTTCTTGTGCGATTTGGATTTGTATGACGACTTCAAATGCTTTCCTCGCAAATAGTCGAAACGCTCTTCGGAGCGTCTGCCAGGTTTGGCTTCCTGGTACTGATGAGACAAGCCGACATTTAACACGATCTCAGAAAGGATCAAACACATGATTTACTGCGAGTCCACCAAATCGATGGTTGAAATAATTTCACTACTTCACGCGAATGAAATCCGATTTGAAGTAGAAAACTGGGCTAACAATTTCGACAAGTGGATTATTACCACACGTTAAAACTCCCTCACTCGATCTCTGAAAGGATCAAACACAATGACAAACCAAAGAACAACAGCAGGAGCCACACGCGAGGACGTACTAAGGGATGATCTGCATCTCTATACAATCGGCCTTCCCTGGATCTGTAAGCTGCTCAATGAAGCAGAAGAAGAGAAGAAAGCCCACTGGGCAGAACAGCGAGACAAGTCACTTAAAGCAATTAGCGAGATTAAGCGAGAGCTAGCAACGCTTGCTGCTGAATAGTCGAAACGCTCCTCGGAGCGTCTGCCAGGTTTGGCTTCCTGGTACTGATGAGACAGGCCGACATTTAACACGATCTCTGAAAGGATCAAACACATGTTTAAGAAGACACAAATTGCAACGCTCGCCGACAAGCTCTACTGGTACGAATTAGAGCTTATTAGAATCCGTAAGCTCTGGAACGAGTCTACAAGCGTTCGTGAGTCTAGAGGATGGCACGAGACAGAGTGCGTGTATCGCCAGAGATGCGACGAGCTCCGCAAGGAGCTCCAGAAGCTCGGAGCGATCAAGTAAGCCGAAACGCTCCTCTGGAGCGTCTGGGCAGCGTTGGTTTGCTGCTCACTGATGATGGCAGACCTATCAATCGATCTCTGAAAGGATCACACACAATGACTACTCAAACACAATCACACATAGGCCGAATCTATGTTGCCTGCTTGGCATCTTACAACGCTGGCATTCTGCATGGTGAATGGATCGAGGTGACAGAGTTCGCCGACGATCTCAAAGCACGAGTGCAGGCCATGCTCGACCGGAGCCCAGAACCATACGCAGAGGAGTGGGCGATTCATGACTACGACGGATTCGACAGGCTGAGCGAGTACGAAGACCTGGACGATCTAGCCGAGCGTGTCGGCTATTGGGAGCAATACGGACAGGACGAAGTAGAAGCGTATATAAGCCACTTCGGCGACTTCGACGAAGAAAAATTCCAAGATCGTTATTGTGGCACGTGTGAGAATTACCACAACGCACAACGGCGCTGGGCATGCGACCGGTTTGACGAGCTAGACCTGTGCCACTTCACAGAAGACCAGAAGACGACTTTCTGGAATTATGCAGATGAAGACCACATCCTGCGGGAAATGGAACATTACATTTCATTCATTTCATGTGTAACGAATAATCACACTTGCTACATCTTCCACAACTACTAAGCCGAAACGCCCATTGTGGGCGTCTGTGTGGCAGTTGTTCGCCATGCACTGATGAGGCAGACACCTTACACAAAAAAAGACGAGAGCCGAAGCCCTCGCCTGTGTCGATCAACTCTACCGAAGTAGAGCCTGAAAGGATCAATTGACACAGCTACATCATAGCACGACCGGACATCCGGTCAAAGGAGAATGAAATGGCTAAAGTATTAATTGAATTAGAGTTTGACCATGACGATGTTCGTAATGCGGAAGTATACAACTACTTGAATGAGCTTATGGAAAACGAGTGTTTGAGTTGGGAGATTGAAGAAGCAATCCGAGATGACAGGAAGGAGGACGCAGCATGAGGTTAATCGCTTACGCCAGAGTCTCGACCGGAGATCAGCAGACGATCGCCAACCAGGTTGAGAAGATGCAAGCATACTGCGACTTGCACGACCACGAATTGATAGACACATTCCTCGATGAGGGTGTGTCTGGAAAGACCGTCGAACGGACAGGACTTCGCCAGGCAATGAAACGACTAAGCACGACCGGAGTTGATGGTGTAGTCATCACCAAGCTCGACCGGCTTAGTCGCTCAGTGCGTGACTGGTGTGATCTGATGGAGACGTTCGACCGGAAATCGAAGGTGTTGATTAGTGTGTATGACTCAATAGACACATCCACAGCATCGGGACGGATGATCGCCAACATGTTCGCCACGATAGCCCAATGGGAACGTGAGACAATCGCAGAACGGACTCAGGCATCGATGAACTACCTGCGCAAGCAAGGCAGGCGAATCGGGCGGTTTGCTCCGTATGGTTTCCAGGTTGATCCTGACGACCAGACACAACTGATTCCGTGTTTACGGGAAACCGACATT